GGCAATAGCCACACAAATACCAATGAGCGAATGGGTTGAAGCAGAGGACATTTTAACAGCGATCGAGATATTGGAGAAACGGAATGGCAACTAGCACCGAACCTCTAATAGTCTATGATAAAAGGGAACTTGCCTCATTTGCTAAAGTAATAAGAAGCATGAGCGACATTGCAGTCCAAGAAACTAAACGCCGAGTTGGCGAATTGGCTGAAAAAGAATTATCTGAAATTCGCAGAATTGCTGCATCTAGGGGCAAGGTTGCTGATCGGATTGCCCAAGGCGGTAAAGTTAAAAAGTCATCATTGCTTGGTGAAATATCTTTTGGTTTTGCTTCACAAAGATTTTCCGGTGGAGCAACAACTCAATTTAATACTCGAAATGATACAAAAGGCAATCGCCTTGGTATTGGTGCAGCACATGAGTTTGGTTCAAAGAATTATCCTCAATTCCCAAGATGGAGTGGGCCAATGCCTAAAGGTTCAGGGTCAAGAGGATATTTCATTTATCCAACTATTAGATATTTGCAACCAACAATAATTAAAGAATTTGAACAAATCATTTTGGACATAAGAAAAGAGTTTGCTGATGGCAGGTAATAGCAGAACTTTAACCCTTGCACTTGCAGCCGATATTGATGGTCTTAAAAAAGGCTTAGATGATGCCAACAAGGTAGTAGATAATTCTGCAACTCAAATTGCTGAGTTTGGCAAAAAGGCGGCATTAGCCTTTGCAGCAGTTGGAGCAGCAGCAACAGCATTTGCCGTTTCAGCCGTTAAGGCAGCAGCAGAGGATGAAAAAAGTCGTAAATTATTAGAGCAGACAATTCGTTCAAATACAAAAGCGACTGAGGAACAAATTGCATCAATTGACAAATACATCACTAAACAATCAATTGCGACCGCAACCACAGATGATGTTTTAAGACCAGCCCTAAGCCGTTTAGTTAGATCAACTAAAGATGTTACTGAGGCTCAAAAACTATTAGATCTTGCTCAAAATATAAGCCTTTCTACTGGTAAGCCTTTAGAAGCCATCGCCAATGCTTTAGGTAGGGCATATGATGGAAATGTAACTGCTTTAGGCAAACTAGGCATACAGACAAAACAAAACATAACAGTAACAAAAGACAATTCGGCTGCCGTAGATGCTGCGGAAAAGGCGCAACTAAATTATGATTTGGCATTAAAAAAATATGGTGCAACTGCCGATCAAACAGTAAAAGCCTCTTTAGCATTATCACAGGCTCAAGATAAAATTGGACAAAGCACATCAAGCACCAAATCAGTTGTAAAAGATTTCGACACAATTGTTGGTGATTTACAAAAAACATTTGGTGGATTTGTTGAGAATGAAGCAACAAACGCTGAGTTTAAGTTTAGGCAATTAACTATTGCTTTAGATGAAACCAAGGAACAAATTGGAGTTGCTTTACTACCAATAGTAAAAGAATTTGCAGATTATTTACTGGCAACAGTTGTGCCTAATGTCCAAGCATTGGCTGCTGGATTAACAGGCGATAGCAGCGTAACAGCAGGAATCAACGATGCAACAAAAGGTGCTTATGCCTTTGGGCAACAATTAAGATCAACAATAGAGTTTGTCATAAGCATAAAAGATGAATTATTAATACTTGGTGGCATCATTGCAACTGTATTTGTAGCCAATAAGATAATTGCATTTGTAGCAGCAATTCAAACATTGATTACAGCGATGGTCGCCTTAAGAACAGCAGCAACCGCTGCAAGCGTGGCAACTGCTTTTGCGACCGGCGGAGGATCTATTGCTGCTGGAGCCGTTGCTTTGGCTGCTGCTGGCATCGCAACCGGAGTTGTAAGTAGTGCGGTTTCTGGAGGTAATGCTGCAAACGCTGCATCAACCGCTACTGCTGCTCAATTGGCTGCTGGAGCAGCAAGGGCTGGCACGACAGTAAATAACATTACAGTTCAATCAGTAGATGCAGAAGGATCTGCCAGAGCAGTTGCTAAAGTATTAAATGACAGCGCATCAAGATCAACCCCACAACTTTACAATTCAGGAATCACTAGGGCTAGATAATGACAGTTTGGACACCTGATTGGAAATTATCGGTTGCCGGTGTTGATTACGAAAACATCACTATTGCCGATATTGCCCATCAAGCAGGTCGAGATGATATTTACACTCAACCAAATCCATCCTATTTACAGGTTGAAGTTGTGGCACTTTCTGGCCAAACTTTACCATTTGAAATCAATGATGGTTTAACTTTGCAGGTAAAAAATAGTGCTGGAACTTTTGTTAGTTTATTTGGTGGAAACATAACCGATGTAACTGTTGAGGTAAGAAATACCGGATCGGTTTCTAATGTAATAAGTTACACGCTTTTAGCAATGGGCAGTTTGGTCAAACTTGCCAAAGAAATTTATACAGATAACTTATCGCAAGATATTGATGGAGATCAAATTTATACTTTACTTTCATCATCATTATTAAATACTTGGAATGAAGTACCGGCAGCGGAAACTTGGTCAGGTTATTCAGCAACAGAAACTTGGGCAAATGCGCAAAACATTGGTTTGGGTGAAATCGATGCAGGTCTTTACACAATGTCAAGCAGGTCGGCTAATCCTGACACTATTTACAATATCGCTTCACAAATTGCTGATTCAGCACTTGGATACATGTATGAGGATAATCAAGGGAACATTGGATATGCAGATGCCGATCATCGCCAAACATACCTTTTGGCAAATGGCTACACCGAACTTTCAGCAAATACAGCCTTGGGTTCAGGTTTAAGGACTTTAACAAAATCAGCAGATATTCGTAATGATATTTATATCAATTATGGAAATAACTTTAATAATGAGGCAACCGCCACAGATACTGCTTCAATTGCCCTTTATGGTTACAAAGGGGAAACTATTAATTCAGCAATTCACGATGGAACTGATGCTCAAGAAATCGCAGATAGATACATAAGTTTAAGAGCCTATCCTTATGCAACCTTTGATAGCATTACCTTTCCAATAACCAATTCAGAGATTGATAATGCTGACCGAGATGCCTTGCTTGGTGTCTTTATGGGTCAGCCAATTCATGTTACGGATTTGCCGTTTCAGATCAATAATGGCGCATTTGAAGGGTATGTTGAGGGATGGCGATGGAGCACTCGATTCAATGAATTGTTTTTAACAATCAATTTGTCGCCAATCAATTTCAGTCAGGTGGCAATGCGCTGGAATACTGTTCCGGTTACCGAGGCATGGAACACAATTGGCAACACTTTAACATGGGAATACGCTACAATCGTAGCCTGATAATAGGAGAAAAATGGCAAACACAACCAATTTCGGATGGGAAACCCCAGACGATACAGATTTAGTTAAGGATGGCGCAGCAGCCATTCGGACAGTTGCTGGTGCAATTGATACTTCATTAGTCGATCTTAAGGGTGGCACAACTAATCAGGTATTAGCAAAAAATTCAAATACAGACATGGATTTCAAATGGGTTGCTGATGCTTCAGGAATTCCTGCAACTATTTTTGATGCCAAGGGTGATTTAATTGTTGCATCTGCTGCTGATACCGCAGCAAGACTTGCAGTTGGTGGAACGAATGGCCACATTTTAACTGTTAATTCTGGTGCGACTAATGGAATTGAATGGGCTGCTCCTGCTGTTGGTGGCGGTTTGACTTTATTAGACACACTTAGCCTTAGTGGTTCATCGGTACTTTCTAATACTTTTTCTAGTGCATATAAATATTTAGTTTTGTATGTTACTCAAGTGTATGGCAGCACAACAAATTCACTTGGTATCAGATTAAATGGTGATTCAGGCAATAATTATGCGTATCAATTATTTACTGATGGTGGGGTAGACACCGCAACTGCAACAAACAGAATACGAATTGCAACAATGTCTACTAATAGTGCAACTTTACAACGAACTTATGCAGTAGTTCAGTTGTGGAGACCTAGCGATACTGATGTGGTTTATGTTAATTCAACTCAGACTTGCAACAGTTCAACAAATCCAGAATATCAAACCTCAGTTGGCGTTTATGACAATTCTGCTGCAATAACTTCAGTAACAATTTTGACAGGTGCAGGAACTATGACTGCTGGCACAGTTTATATTTATGGAGGAAATTAAAATGACAAGACCAATAGTTAGAATTTATACGGCACCAAGCGAGTTTATTGATAGAGAGATGAATGATAATGAGTTTGCTCAATATCAAGTAGATCAAGCCGAAGAAGAAGCACGCCAAGCCAAAGCAGAAGCAAAGGCAGCAGCCAAAGCAGCAGCACAAGCAAAACTTTCTGCCCTTGGTTTAACTGTTGAGGATTTACAAGCGCTAGGTTTGTAATGAAACCTTGGCTATCTAAAGCAGCAGTTCAGTTGCGTGAGCAAATTGATGATTCCTTCCCAGAGCGTTTGCGTAAATCTGATGGGTGGATTGGTGATGCTAGACATAGCACACGAAAGAGCGATCACAACCCAGACACAAATGGATGCGTGCGAGCAATTGATATTGACGCTCGGCTTTCTGACGACAAAGGGCTTTCAGCATATTTGGCAGATCAAATTCGATCATACGGGAAAAC